AAGATGCATTATTAAATCGTATATTTGTTGAACCTGGATCTGACATTGCGGTGGTTGTACTGTATGCATATTCAACAGTTACACCGCCAAAGTTACCTTCTTTACCTTGTGTACCTTGAATACCACCAGTGCCTTGAGCACCAAGAGTTCCTTGGACTCCCTGAGCACCAAGGGTGCCTTGAGTTCCCTGAGATCCAACAGTTCCTTGTACGCCTTGAGAACCTAAAGTTCCCTGAGTTCCTTGTGAACCAACACTTCCTTGAACGCCTTGAGTACCATCAGTACCTTGAGTACCTTGGGCTCCTACAGTTCCTTGAGAACCTACAGCACCCTGTGTACCAAGAGTTCCTTGGCTACCAACGGTTCCTTGAGAACCAACAGTTCCCTGTGAACCAACGGTTCCTTGAGTTCCTTGAGATCCAACAGTTCCCTGCGATCCTAAAGTTCCTTGAGTTCCTAAAGTTCCTTGAGTACCAGTAGTTCCTTGAATGGCTGAACCTTGTGTGCCTTGAGTTCCTTGTACAGTTGGAACAGATACATCAATTGTCTGCGCCCCAGAATTGTATGTAAAAGAAATGTTCTGAAGTGAACCGCTATTAAGGGCGGTTGCTACACGATCATTTGTAAAGTACTTGTTTACAAGACCTTCACCAAGATCGTCAGTAGAATCTAAGGCTGCTCCAGATATAGCAGTACTTAAATCGTCGGCTGAAACTCCTGCATCTTGCCACAGTGTGCCGTCATATACACGAATTTTGTCAGAAGTTGTATTGTAATAGGTGTCTCCAGCAGAATAGCCCGTAGGATCGCTGTCTAGGTACAAAAGACCTAGCGGTACGACATATCTACGGGCCATCTAAAAACTCCTCACTTAGTTCTTAAAATACACTATAGGAAGTGAGTCTTAAGCCTTTACTACGACCCTGTATGACTTGGTTGTAATTGGTGCTACTGCAAATCCAATTGTTACTGTTGTGTTAGTCACATAAGCCACATCTGTAACAACTTCCATTTTAGTAGCGGTATCCCATACGGTAACCATGATGTCTGTAGTTCCTAGACTGTGTGTGACTGTGAACGCTGTAGTTCCAGTTACTCCACCGTCAGTAGAATCTCCAGTGATGGTTGTTGCGTAGGTTCCAAGTTGACCAGAGGTACCTTGAGTACCTAAAGTACCCTGGACTCCCTGTGTACCTAAGGTTCCCTGTACACCCTGTGCACCAGTTGTACCTTGTACACCAGTAGCACCATCAAGGTTGATTGACCATGCAGCATATGTTCCTGAACCTCTAACGTCATTAACGTTTACAACAAGTGTGTTAGTTCCTGATGTGTAACTTACTACAGTGGCAGACATGTTGTTGTTTACATCGTAAGCAACTACTACATCCTGACCAACTGAGTACGAAAGATCTGGATCAGCCAATACAAAACTTACGTTGTTTGCAACTGTAATTGAGCGAGAAGTTGTAGAGGTTGTCGCATAGCGGTCTGAATGTCCTTCAGTACCTTGAGTACCTAAAGTTCCCTGAACACCTTGAGTACCAGTTGTACCTTGTGTGCCTTGTTGGCCTTCAGTGCCTTGAGTTCCTTGGGCTCCAAGAGTTCCTTGGACTCCTTGAGTGCCTTCGGTTCCTTGAACTCCTTGAGAGCCTAAAGTTCCCTGTACGCCTTGGGCTCCTAAAGTTCCTTGAGTACCTTGTGCTCCTAAAGTTCCTTGTACACCCTGTTGTCCTTCAGTGCCCTGAACTCCTTGTTGTCCTTCAGTACCTTGGGTTCCTTGAGAACCTTCAGTGCCTTGAGTTCCTTGAGAACCTAGAGTTCCCTGGACTCCCTGTGTACCTTCAGAGCCTTGGACTCCTTGAGTACCTACAGATCCTTGGACTCCCTGGGCACCTAGTGTGCCTTGAACACCTTGAACACCTTGAGTTCCTTGGGCTCCGAGTGTTCCCTGAACGCCTTGAGAACCAACTGTACCTTGAACTCCTTGAGCGCCTAAAGTACCTTGAGTTCCTTGAGCACCAACGTCACCTGTACGAGCAAAGGTGAACAGGAGTTCTTCTCCGTCAGTAAACGCTCCTTGACCAGATACATAAGCAACTTCTACGTTAAACCAATTTGGTGATTCATCTGTAACACCAGAGATTGTGTAGAGGTAAAAAGTAGCAGTATCAAATTTTCTAGATACTTTTACGTGACCCTTAATTGTTGAAGTAGAGTCATCGATAGTGGTTAGGAAACTAGAGACGTCGTAGTTACCATCAGCAGGATTGTCATCTAATGCAATGTGTGTAACTAAAGTTGGGTTAGCATTATTTAAACGAGCATTGTTGTCGCTTGGGTCTGACATTGTAACGGTGTCATCATAGTTGTAAACAACTGTAATACCACCAAAATTACCTTCTGCTCCTTGAGTACCCTGTGATCCTTCTAGACCTTGTACACCTTGAGAACCTACAGTTCCTTGTGCACCTTCGGTGCCTTGTGTTCCTTGAGTTCCTTCAGAACCTTGAACTCCCTGTGTACCTTCAGTACCTTGCACACCCTGTGAACCTAAAGTGCCTTGTACACCTTGAGAACCTACAGTTCCCTGTGTGCCTTGAGTTCCTAAAGTTCCTTGAGTACCCTGTTGACCTTCAGTGCCTTGAGTTCCTTGAGAACCTTCTAAACCTTGAGCACCTTCAGTACCTTGAGTTCCTTGTGCACCTTCTAAACCTTGAACACCCTGTGTACCTTGAATACCTTGTGCACCTTCGGTTCCTTGAGTTCCCTGTGCTCCTACAGTACCTTGAACTCCCTGTGTACCTTCAGTTCCCTGTGTGCCTTGTGCACCGATGTCACCAGTACGAGCAAATGTAACAAGTACATCGCTACCGTCTGGAATATTTCCACTACCTACAAGTGGGGTTACATCTAAGTTGTACCAACCAGTGTTGTCAACCATTGAGTTAATTGCCCATAAACCAAATACGGTGTTGTCGCCTTTAACAGAAATTTTAAGGTGACCCTTAATTGTTGAAGTAGAGTCATCAATTGTTTGTAGATAAGCAGCCATGCTAAATGCATTTATATCTTCTACGTCAATTGCAATGTGTGTAGAGTTTGAAGTATCTGCAGTATTAAAACGAATGGTTCCTGAACCAGGGTCACCCATTGTTGTGCTTGCATTTGTTTCGTATTCAACAGTTACTCCACCAAATGAACCGTCAGCACCTACTGTACCTTGAGAACCTTCAAGACCTTGTGTGCCTTCGGTGCCCTGTGTGCCTTGGGCGCCTTCTGTTCCTTGTGTTCCTTGTGATCCTACTGTTCCTTGGACTCCCTGTTGACCTTCAGTGCCTTGTACACCTTGAGAACCTACAGTTCCTTGTGCACCTTCTGTTCCCTGTGAACCTAAAGTTCCTTGAGTTCCTTGTGTACCTAAAGTTCCCTGTGTACCTTGTGCACCTAAAGTTCCCTGTGTTCCTTGTGCACCTACAGTTCCTTGAGTTCCTTGCGATCCATTAGAGCCATCTAATCCTTGAGTACCTAAAGTTCCTTGTGAACCTACTGTTCCCTGTACACCTTGTGTACCTTGGCTTGCGTTAATCCACGCACTGCCGTTCCATGTCTTTACAACGTGATCGTCAGTGTCATAGTAAATCTGACCTTCGACTGGGGTGGCTGGCTTCTGTGCTGTTGAAAGGTTTTGAATACGAGCATTCTGTAATTCAAGTTTACCTAAATCAATCGGTGTTAAAAATTTACGTGCCATTCGGGTATCTCCTTAAGATAGGTATGCTTGGCCTGAAAATGCTGCGGAAAAAGTTACGACTAAGGAGTCCGAATTAGTGTAGGCGATTTCGCCTTCAACTATGTTACCAGCAGAATCTTGAACTGTAACGTTAGGATAGAAATGTAAATTATGAGTTATATTCCAGGTGGCGGAAGCCGCTCCCTTAGTGTAAATGTACGACACCCTTGCAGTGGTGAAGTACTTGTTTGTTAGCCCTTCTGATACGTCATCTGTGCTCTCAATTGCAGCCCCGCCAATTCCCTCAGTTCCTTGTACACCGATTACTCCTTGGGTTCCCTGAATTCCTTGGGTTCCCTGAGTTCCAGTTGCTGCGCCTCCGCTACAAGCCCCACAACCACAGCCAGAGGCGTGGTTAGTTCCTTCTGGAGTTGTTATTAAGACAACGTCATTTACCGCAATAGTTACTGGTGTTCCTGGGCGCTGGTATTGTGGACTCATTGACTTACCTCTGCCGTCTTAAATATTTTTCCAGATACATATGTCCTTGTAACATCATCTTCGTTTGTCAATTGTACGTCATAGTAAGAGGTTCCAGGCAGTAGACGAGTTTGCTCACCTGTAAGAGATAGTATTAATGTACGAAGATTATCTCCGTCTTCTACAATATCTGGTTTTGTTACTGTAAAGGTTGTAATTAATTGAGCCGCCCCTGGAAGTGCTCTAATTTCTGCCAATGGAGTCATAGTGTCTACTTCAATACCTAGTTGAATAGTGAACTCATAGGCATCGCCTTCATAGACGTTAAGATCTTGAGTTACTGTGGTCACTGGAGGATCAGTATCGCCGTAAGTTGGAATAGGAATATGAACACGATTAGGTGATGACATGTCATCTATCTCCATAGGACGATAGATTGGAACGTAACGGTTAGTGGTCTTAGAGACTCTGCGAAAACTAAATACATCAATCTTGTAAAGTCCAATACCAAGTTGAGAACAGAGTTCTTTATATTGGCTCTTTCTTACGTCAATCATCTGCATTAATTGCTGGTAACGCTCTGAACGTGGAATGGTAACACCGTCTGGGGCGAATACGTTGATGTCAAATGCAGCATCATTTGCTAGTGCATAAAGGGCCAGAGTGGCTGCATAAATTACTACTGGATACTCTTCTAAAGATGGAAGGGTAGATATACTGACGTTTCTTCCGTATGCATCTGTGTGGAAGGCAGAGTGCTGTAAAAAAGCATCACTTACAAATTGGCAGGTTTCACTAGTTGTAAAGTAGCGGTAGTAATTACCTGCAACAATTACTGAGTCATCCGCTTCTGGGGTGGTATCAAATACTATGTATCCTGTTGCCTCTTCCACCTCTACAAGAGTAGACACGTCATTCCCGTTTAAGTTAACAACAAGGTTTGCACCATCAAGGGGAGAGTAAGGTATTAAAAAACGATTGGTAGTACCATCAGCAGTAAATGAATGGACGAAGGATTTGCCTATATCGCCAAGTTCAGATCGTAATCGATCTGCAAGGCTTGTAATAGCGGCCACGTAACCTCCATAAAATTCTTGAGACGATTATCTCGTACTTCTTTTAAAGAAAAAGGTCCAACCCCCAACTGGGAGGAGGGCGGGAACCAGTTGAGAGTCGGACTACTGTTGACGGTTTAGTTTGGCCGCCAAATATATCCAAGTTGTTCTAGATAATTAGCAAGACCGACTGGAACTCTGTACTTAACACCTGCTTTAAAGGTGTAAGCATTACCGACTCCATATGTCATTTCGTCAATGTCAGTAATAGTGCGGATAACAACCATGTCACCTGCAGTAGATACTCCGACATTTTCAATCTCATCTAGTACTAATGGTGCATCTGGTTTCTTTGGGTCGAATACGTCCCGTTCCAGACTCTCTGCCTCAAGTTGGTTAGCGATAGAAATTTCGTTCTGGCGCTTCTTTAATGCTTCCGCATTACTCTTTGTTGCTTGTTCCGCTGCACGACCTGTTGCGTCAAGCGGACTAGTTGCTTTATTTGCCACGATGTTTATTCTCCTAAGATAGTTTGATTAGTAATGGCTGTGGGCCCAAGAAGGGGTAGGGCCCACAGACATCGGGTAATACTAGTTTGTGTAAACCTTCACAATTGCTTGATCAGTGATTACGCCAAGACCCCAGATTGCATACCAAGCAAGAGCGTGCTCACGACCGAAGTCAAGAACGCCACCATCACGAAGTTCAACTGGAAGAGAGATTGCGTGACCAAATGCATTGTCACCAATCATAATTGATTCGTAAACATCTGCAGAGTTTCCTGTTGCTGATGTTAGATAACCTGCTTCTGCTGTGTAATCAGCAGACTCTGGGTTTCCACCTGATCCTGGGGCTGTGTTAGCCTTAACAGGAACTTCAATCTGTGATGAAGGAGCACCAACAGATGTTGATGTGGTGTATGAACCTGATGCAGCCAACTTCTTAACCTGTGTGGTTTCGATGAATACTACGTCGTATAGACGACCAATTTCACCTAGCATGAAGTTACCTGGAGCAGCGTACTTTGTAACTTCGATGAACTCTGGGTTCGAACGAATATCACGTGACTGCTTTGGGTGTACGAATTGTACGTATGTCTCGCCTAAACGAGGGATGTTCTTACCAGCAAGGGTAAGAGCAGCATCCTTTACGGCGCCTGTTGACAACTTGTAGTCACCATCAAGGTCACCAATTGCTGTTGCTACAGCGCCTTCGTTGTACCAATCGTTAACACCTTGTAGTGCTGAACGGTCGTATCCGAAGACTGCTGAAGTTGCAGCGGAAAGTGTGTTGCGTGCTTGTACGTCTAGGTATTGCGCCATGTGGCGACCTAGTAGACGTGAAGCAGAAGCCATAACGTCATCGAATGATGCGTTAAGAAGTAGTTCAGAAACTGCTACTGCGTAGCCGTGTTCTGCAACTGTAATTGCGATTTGTTCCGCTGTTAGAGCGTTTGTTGTCATACGTACACCTTCTGTAAGAGGTGTAGCATCAACAGCAAAGTTCTTGTAACGTAGGAAGTTAACACGAAGACCAGGAGCAACTCCTAGTTCAGTCTTCTTAACTGCAAACTGTTCAAAGCGAAGAATTGGCATTGCCTGGAATAAGATTTCCTTAGACCAGATTGTTTGAATTGCTTGGTTCAGGCTTGAGTTCGAGCCTGAGTAAGCGGTTGGTGAACCAGCGAGTTGGCCAGTTCCTGTAATTGCAGACGCCATTTAGGGCAGTCCTTTCTGTAGTTGGTTGAGGGTATTAACCGAAAAGACCCTGGCCTCTATTTGATGCTGCGTTGCCAAGTAATTTGGCTCGTTGTTTCGCATAGTCCGCCAATGACATATCCCTGATTGAATCAGGAGTGTACAATTTTTGATCCGAGTCGTTATCGAGGGGTCCTGCGGCAGGATTCGTAATACGAGTTCCTGCCATTTGTTGTCTTGCGTTCTGCATTGCTTGTTGTGCAGAACTCAAAATTCGAACAGACTTATCTTTTAACATTGCGATGCTCTGTTCTACTTCATCCGCAGTGCTTCCATCAACTAGGTCGATTAGTTCGGGAACAATATTTTCCCGTTCTTGTTCAACCCTCTGTTGACGATAATTATTAAGTTCTTGGAACTTACGTTCCTGATCTAGCAGAGCAAATGCACGTTCTCTTTCAAGACGCTCAGTCTCTAGCATTGACTGAAATTCTTGCTCCTTCTTTTTGAGAAGGTCTTTAGCAGATAGTTCTTCTTCTGCCTTAGCGTTTTCTTGTGCTACACGATCTGCTTCTTTCTGTGTTTCGAATTGTGCTCTGCGTGATTCTTCATCTTCACGAGCCTTCTTCAATGCAGAAAGTTCTTCTTTCATTTTTTCCATCTGAGGATATAACTTTGCTTTTTCTTGCTCACGAGCCTTAGCAACGTCATCTGCAGTAAACACTGATACCTCACTTGGAGCATCTTGTACTTGCGCTACTGCCGCCAGAATTTCTGGTGACAATAGGTCTGACTGTTCTACTGTGTTTTCCATAGTAATCACTTATCTTTCTTGGGTTGTTGTCCGAATGCCTTTTGGCGTGCCACTTGGTTATTACGAGACAATTCCATTACATAAATGGCTTCTTGTCTCGTTATATCTGATATTTTATATCAGAATTCTAATTAATCCTTGTCTACTGCTCTTCTTTGTGGAAGTTTAGTTCCATAGGCATCAGTGACAAGTTTGTTTCGAATCTCAGCCTCAGCCTGTTGCTCCATGCCTTCCATGGCTTGGGTCTCTGGATCCTTTACGTTGTCAGGAGTTGGTGCTCCCTCAATTCCATCTCCCATAATGTCTCCATCACCCAACTGGTTTGGTTGCATAGGGATGGCTGAATTGCCGTCAGGACCAGGCATCATGCCCGTCATATCCATAATGGCCTTTTGAATTTGAATCTTTACTAGTTGTAGGGCGCCATCAGCCTCAGCATCGGAGATCAACTCTGCACGAATTTCCTCTAATTTCTCCTCTGGGAATTCTTCACCAAGAGTACGTAGAGCACCCTCTTTAGACTCAAGACCCATACCAAGTTTTGTTTGGATTTCATTTAAAGCAATTAACTTATCTAAAGGTAATGGAGGTGGGAACTGAACGTAATTCTGATAAGCAATAGGATCATTAGGATCTAGTTGTGGGTACTGGCCTTCTTTAATTGGGCCGTCTACATCTGGGTTGTAAATCATTGTCTCTGGTTCTTTTAAGAACAAAGTACGAAGAGCAAGTTCGTTTACTCTTTCAAGTCCTTTGCCATATTGAGCAACCTTTTGTGAGTAGCGGTTCATCAATGGCTGATATTGAATAGAGAGAGCAACACCTGATGTGTTAGAGATTGCTTGAACTTGACCCAGTGCGGTTTCTGGGATGTTCATTAATTCATGCATTGATCTCTTTAAGAGTTCTAGGTATTTTAAAGCACCTTCAATGCCAGAAGCGCCACCTTCAAGGTTGAAAACTTGAGCATCTTTTGGAAGACCGCCCCAAACTTTCTTAGCGCCTTTTTCTAAATTAGAGGCTTTAGCACCCACGATTACCGTTACAGGTGATGCGTGGTAGTTAATGATGTCTGCAACATCAGTGCTAATTTCGTTATATGCACGGTTGATAGTGATGATGTCGTGAGCGTCTGCGAGACCCCATGGCGATCCTGAAACAGGAACATTAGGTATATGTACCACTGGAATAAGTCCTAGTGGATTTGGACGAGAGTCAATCATTTCATCGTTGACGTACTCTTCAATTACATCATCAGTCAAAATTTCAGTGTAAGTGAATACTTGTCGAGTACCTTCTAGAGATGTTCCCCAGAAACGGTACTTCTGTTTAAATCTAAGAAGACGAGTTCTATCGTGTGGGTGAAATTCAGGAAAACAAAAAGAGGAGTTCATAGGAAGAATACGAACTTTTCCTGGGTGTAAATGATTTGCAGAGTCTGTCCATGGCTCTTCGTATGCGACCTTTATAAATACATCGCCTGTAATTCCGCCTTGCTGTCCAACCTCAAGAAGCACACGCATCTTGTCGTTGTCTATCTCCCAAATACGCTCTAACCTGTCAGGTATAATCGCTTCAGTTGCTTTTGGAGACCGAAAATGAACGCCATTACCAAAAGTAAAACGGGAAAGATAATCATTAAATGCACGGTAGTAGTTGACGGCGATTTGCATTTCGCCTTGTTCACGACGATACCCCCAATGGTGTCCAAGATACATTGCCCAGTTAAGTGAGTAACGGTTTAGTCTCGGACCATGTACTTCAAATTCTTCATCAGCAAGTTCTACAAGTCCTAATGGAGAAATAGATATTGTTAAGTCGCTGGACGCAGCCCTATAGGACGGAGGACTAAAATCAAGAAAGGACATTACTTCTTCTTATCTTTTTTAGGATCTTTTTTCTCTGATCTTTTTTCCGCTTGTTCTCTTTCGGATTTTTTCTTAGCCATACCAGCACGACGAGTTGCTTCAGTGGTCTCTATGAATTGTCCGCCACTTTGAATATACTTTTTATGAACCCACGCACTAGCGCCAGGGTTTGGATATGAAGAATACTTAGCCCGTGCCATAGCAACAACAGTTGCATACAGTTTTGGGTTAGCAGGTTTTTTCATATCTCCTCCAAGAATAGACGGATCTCCGCCCATACACTACTGCATAGGCGGAGTTCCGTGTTAATTATTAGTCTGTTACGACTGTTGGTGACATACGTTCTGTACGTCCACCTGAACGAACTGCAGTCTCAATTTGAGCGCCTGAGTAATCGTTCATGGTTCCATGAGCAAACTCACCTAAGAAAGTAGGTGCTTCTGTCCATGCAGCAGACCCAACGTGTGCACGCTCTGAAAGAGTTTCAGCGGCAGATTTGGTGTGTACTGGTGCATTACGGTTTGGACGACCTGGAGCAACGGCTGAACCTTGTTGCATACCTAGTTGAAAATCGTTTGGTACATCTGTATCAGTTGCAATTCCTTCTTCAAAGCGAAGTGGACCACGACGTACTGCATTGTCTGCGCCTTTGCGCTCGTAAACTTGTGGTGCACGCTCTGGGAAGCGAGGTGCTGGTGAGATTGTCATTTATGACTCCTTAAGGATTGATTTGGGAAAGGCCTTTTCCTTAACACATAGTTTCCACCCTTTTGCCTTAATTTTGTTGTTTAACTAAAAAAAGGATTACTAGAGGCTACTACTTCTGGCATGATTAAATCTTGGGTTAAAGAGCAGGCAATTCCTAAACTATCCACAAAATCGTCGTGTGCGTAGGATTCATCTGGAGCAGCCACTAAAAAGTTAGGACCTTTGTACTGCACTTCTGCATCAACCATTTGCTGGTAAAACCTTTTCCAGGTACGCAACCTACGGGTTTTTGCATGAGAAGGCCAAGAGACCATCTTTCTTTGAATTAACGCTTGAAGGTGTTTCCATCTCTTTGACTGTTCAGAAGGGCTAGAAGTTACAGACATAACTTCGGCTCTAGGCATTAACAGTTTTAAACGCTGTGCTACAGCATCGCCTACACCGTTAGCGTCAACACCAACTGCAAGTACGTCATAGTTACTTAAGAAGTTTACAATTTGGAAATACTGTTCTTCCCAATCGTCTCCTTGCATCTCTAACCAATTAAGTACACGATGATCAAAGTAACCAAACTCGTCAGGACGATCCCAATCAACCCAAACCACAGTAACGACTGTAGAGTCAGTTTTACGAGCAGGGTCAATGCCAACGACGACTGGGGTCTTGTGCCAGACTTTAACCAATTCTTGAGAAGTGTCGCCCAAGTCATCCATAATCCCCGAAGTAACAAACATGCCCCTCTCCAAGAGCCACTTACAGTTGTACGACATTTGGAATTCATCTGAATCCTCTCCGATACGTAGCATTTCTTTTCTAATAAACTTTTCGTAATTTGCGTTGAACTTTGCTACATCTCTCCAGTCCCATTGAAAATGGTTCTGTCGATTACCACGATTAGTCTGTCTACGTCTATTCATTTGAATTGCACGATAAAAGTTGTTCTTACTAGTTGTTGGTGTACCTGTCTTGACCATTGTTCCTGCGTAGTACGCCAACATAGGTGAAATAGATTTAGATACAACAAAATCGTCTGCTTCTTGACACTCGTCAATTACAATTAAATGGAAAGACTTAGATTCAATTTTTGCACGTGGGTTAGCAGTCATCATTGTAATAGTAGATCCAGAGTTTTTAAGTTTGATCTGTCGAGTTACTCCACCTACACGTACTGCAGAGTCGTCAATCTCAACGTCTCCCATAATGTCTAATGCTCTCTCAGATGTAAGGCGAGTTACAGCACGTCCAAAGAGTGTTTCTGCCTGTGATTCAGTAGGAGCAAACAACCCTACCCATAGACCATCTTTAAACTTACCAAGTAAGTCTGGGTATAACTTTGCAAGACGTGGAAGCAGAACCATAAGTGTGGCTACTGTGTCAGCAACAGTTTCAGATTTTCCTGATTGACGAGAAGCAAGTGCTGTTATTTCTTCACCATCGTTAATAATTACTGACTCTATAATTCTTCGTGCTAAAGGTTTTTGGTATGGGTGTAAATCATGACCTACAAGGACCTTTAAGAAGTCCATAATTTTATCAATTAATTTATCTACAAATTGTTGAGAGAGTTCATCTAGTTGTTCTTCAAGTGGCTCGTCAGTAGTCTCTTCGTTGTTTTGATAGAACTCGGGATTAATCTCTTCAAATTTTTCGTCATGTGTTATTTCCATAGTGTCCTTATTAAACAGCGAAACCCATCACTAGGGATGGGTTAACGCCTGACCTGTAAGAGAGTAAGACAATTAATCATAGCACACTCTTAGATCGTCGTTTTAATTCTCTAGCAATTGCATAGAAAACTTCTGAACCCATTAGTACTTCGTCAAGATCCGCTTCGCTCTGGTTGCGTTGCCAAGTCGTAATATGTCGACCAATTGTGAACATCGACTGCTCCATCCATGTTATTAAATCTGGAGTGGAGACCATTGCTACTCGCTTCTCGATCCGAGTCTGGGGCTGGTGTCCAGCCTGCTTCTTCCGTAAAATCATCGTAAGTTAAATCCCGCCTTCCTAATGCGCCATTTAGTGCTTCTTCTTCAGACTTCATTCCTGTCCACTTTCCAAAGACTAGTGCTTTATAGAAAGGCAATCGTACTATAAGGGGAGTAGCAGTCCTAAACGGCTCTTCAATCTCTTGAGTCCAGCCACGAACGGCTATCTTCTTGCCCCATTTATAAGGGAAGTTAGTAAGTTGTACGAATGCTGGTCCGATGTTGTGCGCCTTTGGCATTTACTTCCTCTTTTGTGTGCTGTATTGCTTTCCACTACTACTGGTTTGAGAGAGACGAGCATAACCATAGAAGGCTTTACGTACCCCTGCTGGAATAGAGCGAACATTAGCAGGTCCACGAGGTTTAAAGTCTAAGTACTTGTATATATATTGACCTTTTGAAACTCTTTTTTTAAAATCTTGCCATTCTGCTTGGCTCACTTCATAGTAGTTGTAGAAGGTTCCATCACGGAATACAACTGTAATAACACTGCGAACCCTGTCGTAACCCGCAGCAACAGTCCTAGGACGTTCTGGGTTACTACTTGATGTTGGTACAAGAGTTAAGGGTGCTGCGGCTGTGGCCTCATCTTGTTGCGGACCTTTATAGCCAGGTACTACAAGTTCATTGGTGTCTACATCTGTGTCATATGATTGACGATAAGAGGAACGGTCTACGTAGTTGCCGTCATTATCAATGTAGTAATAATCAGAACTTTCATTTGGTGCTAGTGCTTGACCAGCCTGATTGCGCTTATTTGCATCAGCGTATGATTGTGGTTTATAAAATTGAAATGTGCTAATGATGTCGTAATCGTTAAACTCACCAACAGATGCTGAAGTTGGCATACCAGTGGCAATACTCGAATTGTTTACTTTATTTAATAACTCTTGAGCAGAAGGTAGAGCCGCCCGTTGCACACGAGCGGCTCCGCCTTTTCCTGCTACACGAGCCATATTAATTACCTAACTAATTAGGATGCTGCTGCCCAAGGTGTAATTGTTACTGCTGCACCTGCTGAGATGGTGTTTGCACCTGCTGCAAGTGACTGAGTCTTAATTGTTCCTGCTGCACCTGCAATAGTTTTTGTTCCGCTGATACTAGTGGTATTGGCTACTGTAAATCCAGAACCACCGATTGTAATTTGATTTCCAGATTCTGCACCTGTAACT